GACTACCACTTACTTATGAACTTAGAGCTATGGGAATACCTGTAGTCAACTTCACACCATCAAAAGGAAACGATAAGCATACTAGAGTTAATTCTGTTGCACCATTATTTGAAAGTGGTATGATATGGGCTCCAACAGATAAAAAATTTGCACAAGAAGTTATGGAAGAGTGTGCTGCTTTCCCTTATGGAGATCATGACGATTTAGTTGACTCTATGACACAAGCTGTTATGAGATTTAGACAGGGAGGATTAATAAGTCACCCTGAAGATTATGAGGAAGAGAAATCACCTCCTAGAAAATATAGTTACTATTGGTAGTATGAAAAAATTAACCAAGACTACACCACCGAAAAGAGGACCTAACCCACAGGGCTTGAATATTCCTATTAAAAAGGTTAAGGTCGCACGATTGGAGAAAATAAATGGCAGATATGGACAAGGCTCTTCCAAACGTTGAGCAAACTATAAATATACCTAACGAAGAAGATATTAACATCGAGCTAGAGGAACAACAAAAAGATCCTCAAGAACCTGTTGACGTTCAAGAGAACGAAGACGGAAGTGTTGATGTTAACTTTGATCCATCGCAAGTTAACCCTGGACAAGACGAAGGGCACTTTGCAAACTTAGCAGAATTATTACCAGAGAACGTCCTCGACCCTATAGGCTCGGAACTCTTTTCTAATTACGAAGACTATAAATCTTCAAGAAAAGATTGGGAAAAAGCTTACACATCAGGATTAGATTTATTAGGATTTAAATACGAAAGTAAAACAGAACCATTCAAAGGTGCATCAGGTGCAACACATCCTGTACTAGCCGAAGCAGTTACACAATTTCAAGCACTCGCTTATAAAGAATTGTTACCAGCAGGTGGACCTGTACGTACACAGATCATAGGTCAGATCTCAGCTGAAAGAGAGCAGCAAGCAGCGAGAGTCAAAGACTTTATGAATTATCAAATCATGGATCAGATGAAAGAGTATGAAGCTGAACTTGATCAAATGTTATTTTATTTACCCCTATCAGGATCTGCATTTAAAAAAGTTTATTATGATGAGATCATGCAAAGAGCAGTTTCTAAATTTGTACCAGCTGATGATTTAGTTGTACCATACACAGCTACATCTTTAGATGATGCAGAATCAATTATTCACGTTGTTAAAATTTCTGAGAACGAATTACGTAAACAACAAGTAGGAGGTTTTTATAGAGATATAGAATTAAATCCTTCTTATGTAAATGAATCAGATATAGAAAAAAAAGAACGAGAATTAGACGGCACAAGAAAAGGTAGAGATGAGAGAATTTTTAGTCTTCTTGAGTGTCACGTAAACTTAGACATAGACGGATTTAATGATGTTGATGCAGAAGGTCTGCCAACAGGAATTAAACTACCGTACATCGTTACCATTGAAGAAGGATCTAGAGAAACTTTATCTATTAGAAGAAACTATGAAATAGGAGATCCTTTAAAAAACAAAATAGATTACTTCGTACACTTTAAATTTTTACCAGGACTTGGCTTTTATGGCTTTGGATTAATTCACATGATTGGTGGATTATCTAGAACAGCAACATCAGCTTTAAGATCATTGTTAGATGCAGGAACGTTATCAAACTTACCTGCCGGATTTAAAATGCGTGGTATAAAAATGAGAGACGAGAATCAACCGATTCAACCTGGAGAGTTTAGAGATGTAGATGCTCCTGGTGGATCTCTTAGAGATGCTTTCATGCCTCTTCCTTTTAAGGAACCATCGCAAACCTTATTATCGCTTATGGGTGTCGTGGTACAAGCAGGTCAAAGATTCGCTTCAATAGCAGATCTGCAAGTGGGAGACGGGAATCAGCAAGCTGCAGTGGGCACGACAGTTGCTATGCTTGAAAGAGGGAGCAGAACAATGTCTGCCATACATAAAAGATTATATGCCTCTATGAAAAAAGAATTTAATTTATTAGCAAGAGTTTTCAAGTTATATCTACCTCCAATCTATCCATACGATATTGTCGGCGGTCAAAAACAAGTCAAGCAATTAGACTTCGATGATAGAGTAGATATATTGCCGGTTGCAGATCCAAACATATTTTCTCAAACTCAGAGAATCTCCCTAGCCCAAACGGAAATGCAACTGGCTTCGTCCAATCCACAACTACACAATCAGTATCAAGTGTATAGAAATATGTATGAAGCGTTAGGTGTAAAAGATATTGACTCTATTTTAATTAGACCACAACCACCAACACCAAAAGATCCTGCATTAGAACATATCGATGCATTAGGTGGAAAACCTTTTCAAGCTTTCCCTGGTCAAGATCACAGATCACACATTACTGCTCACTTAAATTTCTTAGAAACAAACATGGTTAAGAACGCACCTGCAGTTGGAGCGTCTATACAAAAAAATATTTTAGAACATATTAGTTTAATGGCACAAGAACAGATCGAATTAGAGTTTAGACAAGAGTTACCACAACTAGCACAGATGATGCAGATGGCACAGCAGAATCCACAGATGCAACAACAAGCTATGGCTATGCAACAACGTATCGAAGCTAGAAAAGCTGTACTAATTTCTGAAATGATGGAAGAATACATGAACGAAGAGAAAAAAATTACTTCACAATTTGGAAATGACCCTATTGCAATGTTAAGAGCTAGAGAATTAGACCTTCAAGCACAAGAGAACAACAGAAAAAAACAAGAAGGTGAAGATAGAATTAACTTAGATCGTATGAAAGCGATGATGAACCAACAAAACGTAGATGAGAAGCTAGATCAGAACGAAGAACTAGCACAATTAAGATCTGACACGTCTATTAAAAAAACAATTTTAACAAGTGAACTTAAAAAGGACAATTAATGATTAATAAAAAAGAAAAAAACACTTTAAAGAAGCATAAAAAACATCATACAACAAAACATATGGCATCAATGAAAAAAGATATGAAAAAAGGCATGACTTTTAATAAATCGCATAATAAAGCTATGCGAAAGGTTGGTGTTTGATGGCTTGGTTCGGTTTAGCAAAATTAGCACTGTCTGCTGGAAGTAAAATCTACGCTAATCGTCAAAAAACAAAAATGGCTATGTCTGATGCACAATTAATGCACGCAGAAAAGATGGCTAGAGGCGATGAAGCTTATCAAGGCAAATTATTAGAGTCTAGACAATCCGACTGGAAAGATGAGGCTGTTTTAATTATATTAAGCACACCTATTGCTATTTTAGCTTGGGCAGTGGTATCAGATGACCCTACAGCAATGGATAAAGTAAAGTTATTTTTTGAAATGTTCTCAGAATTACCTAAATGGTTTACAAATTTATGGATACTTGTAGTTGCTAGTATTTATGGTATAAAAGGAACACAAATATTTAAAGGAGGAAAAAAATAATGACAAAAGATTGGTTAAAAGGAAGAACAGTTACAAAAGAACAAAAAATTACGAAACATGAAAAAGAAAAAGAGATAGAAGCTACAGATGCGCTTTCTTCTCAAACAGTTGAAATAAAAAATGCTAAAAGAATGTTATCGTCTAAATCAAAAAAAGCAACTTGGTACTAAACTAGAAAAGGAAAACAATGCAAAGAACAATGTATAAATCAGGAAGTTTAAAAAAAGTTCCTGCAGGAAGCAAAGGATTAAAAAAACTACCAACTCCCGTTAGAAATAAAATGGGTTTTATGAGTAAAGGTGGCAGAGTTAAAAAAGCAGCCGGTGGTGGATTGTACGCAAACATAGCAGCTAAAAGAAATAGAATTAAAGGTGGCTCAGGAGAAACAATGAGAAAAGTTGGAAGTAAAGGTGCTCCGACAGCAGCTAACTTTAAAGCAGCAGCTAAAACAGCAAAGCCTATTAAAAAAGCGTAATGGCTACTGCTGCATGGCAAAGAAAAGAAGGTAAAAACCCCTCTGGAGGTTTAAATAAAAAAGGTGTTGCGTCTTACAGAGCAGCAAACCCTGGATCAAAATTAAAAACAGCGGTAACAACAAAACCTTCTAAACTTAAAGCAGGTTCTAAATCAGCAAATAGACGTAAATCTTTTTGTGCTAGAATGAAAGGCATGAAGTCTAAACTAACCTCTGCTAAAACGGCAAGAGACCCAGATAGTAGAATAAATAAGTCTCTTAGAAAGTGGAATTGCAATTGAGAAAATCAATACTTGACGCACTCGAAGCTAGATACGAAGCAGAAGTGTCAGCAGCTCACGCTGTAATAAATATCTATTTAGAAAATTCTGTAGGTATTGGAGAACACCCACAACACTTACAAGAAGTAGATAAACAACTAGAAAAGATAGCTCAAGCAGAAGAAAAACTAGATGCTTTAGAATCTTTCTATGAACCTATAGAGGAACAATAATATGAAAGATGGACTACAGATAGTTGCAG